GCACGTCTTTTCTTTCAAATTCTTTTTGAAAGAAGGCTGAAATAGGTAGCCTATAAAAGACTGCACCATTTGGTAACATGCAATGAAATAAGATTGCACGACCTGTAATAGAGCTAAGGCCAAAGATAACACAGTCACTAGACTGTCCTTTATTTTTTTTAAGATCATATAGATACTCCCTCCTTATTTTACAATAAATCGGCGGTATATTAGCATTTAAATAAGCCATAGTACATTATTTTATTTCACCCCAGTTAGGTCCAGATTCATAATCTACTTTATTAGGTACTTCTAAGTCAACTGCATTTTCCATTATATTTTTTATTTTTTTAGCTTGACTCTCTGATTCAATAGAAAAATCTAGTTCATCATGGATTTGTATATGACCTATAATACCTTCTTTATATAAATTAACCATAGCTTTTTTAGTCATATCAGCTGCACTACCTTGAATTAATTTATTTAATGCTTTGTATGTAAATGCTCTACGTGTTGAATTGTTATGCCAATAGTTTTTCTTTTTATTACCATCTTTATCAGTAATAATTTTATCTTCATTATCTTTTAAAAATGGACCCATATTTTTTAATTCTTCCATTCTCTCATGATCTTCTGCTGGAACAAATGTACCCCAATCAGAACCTCTCAATACCGGTTCGTATTTAGGAAATCTACAACGTCTACCAAGTAATGTTTTTATTTGTCCTTTAGCTTGTGAAGCATTCATGATTTTATTCATCAATTGTTTAACAAACGGAACTTTATTATGATAAGTTAAAAATAATTCATCTGATTTTTCTTTAGTTACGTTTAATTCATTTTGTAATTTTGTTTTACCCATACCATAGAATAAACCTAAATTAATTGTTTTAGCTTCTTTACGATCAATATTAGCCATGTCAGCAACTATTTGATGAAAATCTGTAGTTGGATCATCTGAATAAGAATTAGCAATAACTTGAGCTGAAGGTAGTCCAAATCTTAATGCATAGTGTGCAACAAGTCTTGGTTCCTGTTGTGAGTAATCAAATGTACCCCATTTGCATCCTTCTTCAGGTATAAATAATGATCTTATTAAAGGCCCTGTTTCAGGATCCCTTGCAGGTATTTGCTGCAAGTTTGGATTTGAATAACTAAATCTACCTGTTACAGTTCCTCCATCATCTGATCTAATTTGATTTATATCTGCATGAATTCTACCATTATGTTCATGATTTAAAATCGTATCAATAAAAGTTGTTCTTACCTTGTTTATTTTTCTAGCTTCTGCTATCATACGAACTATAGGATGAGGATGTTTAGAAATAAAATTTTTTGTAAATGAAGGAGAACCGGTTTTTTCAGTTCGGTCATACATTAATTCTAATTTTTGAAAAACTTTTTCAATTGATCTTGCTGCCCATATTTGAGTTTCTACTCCTGTGTCTTTTTTTATTTTTTGTATTAGGTTTTCTTCTTTTTTTGCCAATTCTATTTTTAATAGATTGGCTTTCTCTACATCTACCCGAACACCTAGGTGGCGCATATCAACTAAACAAGGAAAAAGATCAGTCTCAAGATTAAATATATCTTGTAGATCATCTTCAATAATTATTTTTTTTAAGTGTTTCCAAAGTTTTAAAGTTAGCTCTGCATCTTTTTCAGCATATGATCCTACTTCTTGTGCTGGTAATTTCCACATATCAGCTTTAGGATCTAATCCTCTTTCTTTAGCTGCTTTGTTTAGTAAAGCTTCATTCTTACCTTGATTTAAATATACCCAAGATAAAGAATTTAATGAGTATTGAAATCTATTTTCATCAATTAATGATGCAGCAATCATTGTATCTAATATTAAACCATTGATTTTTATACCTAAATTACGTATCCAACATACATCATACATAGCATTGTGAAATAATTTAGTAGCATCTGATGCACAAATATCTGTAAACCAATCTAAAACTTTTTTACGATTCATGTTGGGTCCTTCACCATGTGCTATTGGAAAATAACCTTTCCAACCATCTACAGCTACAGCTATACCAACAACTTCACCATTACCTATAATAGACCCTGAACCCAGTTTCCTTAAATCTGGATCTCTTGTTTCTAGGTCAATTGCAATCTCATCTGCTTTTCTTAAATCAGGAAATTCTGTAGGTGCTACCCATTCTGTAGTTGGCATCAACATTATTTTTTACCTTTTGTATCTTTCATTGTTTTAATTTCTAATTCACAATAATGAATTATTTTTTCTAAGTCTTGTATTCCCGACTTGTTCTTATAGCGACAAACATATTTTATAACGTTTCCCTGGAAAAAAGAAAGATCATTTTTAGAAATAAATTCATAGGGTTGAATATAAAAGTCCTTGTAGTGACTCCCGCCTATTTGCTTATCTTGTGGAAAAGCTTTATTAAACATGTCCTTATCACTCATTTTAATACCTCCATTATGTTAATTATAAAAAATGTTAATGTTATAGTTATAAATATATCTGATGTAATTATTCTCATAGTTTGTACTCATTTCTTTTTAGGTTAGCTTTTAGTTTATATAAATTATTTCTGGCACGTGTTATTCCAACATACCATACACGATGTTCTTCATCATGTTTATCTATGCTTTTTAACATAGCTTTTTTTATTTTATTTCCTATATCTAGACATAAAATTACATTATCTTCTTCACCACCTTTACTAGCGTGTATAGTTGATATGGATATTCTAGCTTCTTCGTTTAAATTTTCTCCATTATCCAACATATTTTTTATATATAATTTTTCTTTTTCATCTGCTTCTTCAAATGCATCAAACCATTCAACTTCGTAATTCCATTTTTCTTTACCAATAAATTCATTTATGTCTTTAATATCTTTTTCCTCTAATATCTTACCCATACACCAATAAGTGTAATTCATTGCAGATTTATATAATCTAACCTTAAAACTTTTTTCTTTTTTAACTTTAAAATATAAATTTCTTTTTACTAACTCTTCTTTAATAGAACTTAATCTTGAAAGTGTTCTTGTAAGTATTAACCATTTACCTTTAGTTAAATCTATTTGATCTAAATTATTTATTCTCTCACTTATACCTTCAAATTTTCTTGGATAATAATTTTTATCTTTTCTAGTTCCCTTAATCTTGCTAATAGGTATATCTGATTCTTCTTGTATAACTCTAGATATTCTTTTAGAATATTTTAAAACTTTTTCTTTTGCAGGTTCTTCTATAAATCTCTCTACATTAGCTCCAGCCCAGGCATAAATGGCTTGATCATCATCTCCTGCAAGATATATATCATCTGCACATTCTTTTAATTTATCATATAATTGCCATTGAAGTGGAGATAAATCTTGAGCTTCATCTATAAATATAACTTTAAATTTAGGTAAATTTTTTTTATGTATTAAATTTTTAATCATATCATTAAAATCTAATAGTTTTCTTTTTTGTTTATATATTTTTAAATTATCATCTATATATTTAAGTAAGTGCCATTTTATTTCTTTGTTATTATGTTCATTTCTATCAAACTCTTCTCTAATAGAAGTATCTCTATTCATTGCCTTACCAATCATTTGAAAATATGGACTATCACAATTTAAATAAGACACTTCTTCTTTATTATATTTGTCATGATATTTAACTTTTATATTTAAAAGTTTTCCCAACTCTTCATAATGAAAAGGTTGCATTACATCTTCTTCATTTAAAGTTAATTGATGATATGCAAAAGAATGAAGTGTTTGAAAGTAAGGAAGTTTTTTATCTTCCGCCGGCATTCTAGTTTTAGCTTCTGCCGCTGCTTTTTTAGTAAAAGCAAAATAACCTATTTTATGTAATGGTGTACCAATTCTAACATAAGCTTTAGCTCTAGATATTAGTTTATAGGTTTTCCCTGTACCCGGTGGTCCATAATATTTATATATCATTATACAATATCTTTTTCATCTTCTATACTTACAATTTCTTCAACATCCTCTTCTTCATCCTTAAATATATATAATGGAATCATTGCACAACCATTAACTCCTGGAAATGGTTTATCTGTTTTTTTATCTTTACCAGGATATCTTTTCTTTTTATTAAACTCTGGTTTTGGATCATCTTTATATTCTGGTTTATCAAATAATTTTTCAATCATATGAGAAGTTCTTGAAGAATCTTTTTTCCATTCTCTGTCTTTTAAATAACTATAAAATTCATCGTAAACAAAGTATGCATACACCTCATCTTTATAAACGTTTCCGCTTTTAAATGAGTGATAATTAGTTGCTTTTGTTTCATTAACAAAATTAGTTAAATGTTTATGTAATATTTCATGAGGCCTGGTTCCTGGAGCCGGTTGCACCGTATCTAAATTATCAAATAGTGTTCTAATTATTTCAAAAAATTCCATTCTTTTAATAGGAGGAACAGGTATATCAGCTTGAGCCATTATTATACCAGTCATTTCTTTTTGTTCTTTTATCTTATTAATATCTTTTGCATGAACAGGAACTGTTTCCCCATCTTCTCTTTCCACTGTAAAATAATATTCAGGATCTGGTTTAAAATCTATTTTTTGTAGATTACCTAATACAGGCCAACTTGCTTTAGCTTCACTTGCTATACCATATTTTCTTTTGATACATTCTGATTTAACACAAACTGTATTTATTGGATCTTGATGACAAGTGTGACCTGCAGTTGGTTTATCCCAACTTTTTATTTTTTGTTTTACATGATCATCAGTCCAATTTTGATCAAACTTAAAATAATTTCTAGCAGCTTCTAATACTTTAGTTTTCCAATCATCTGAATATTTTTTTTTAGCAAACACCATGTAATTAAATAAAAATCTATCTCTATTATCAATCATAATGTCTTTTGTTAAAATACCTAAACATGGCGGACCATCTTTAAATTCATCCGCACCACCTGTTAATTCGTCTTTAATAATTTTATCTTTTATATTTCTTAATTGCTCTACTTTAACTTTATTTAATTCAACACATTGTAAAAATGTATCTAATGACATTTCAGTTCCATCTGGATTTAATGCAACTCTTTCTATTTTATTAAAATACGGAAGATTAATAAAGTTTCCATTCATCTTTTGACCTTCAGTATTAGAACCTAATTTAGTTTGTTTAGGAAAAATTTCAGTTTTAATAGTAAGATTAAATAAAAATAATAATTGTTCTAAAAATTCTTTTATTTCTAAAGCTTTTACAGGTTCTTCTGTAAATACATATAAATGAAGTCCATTACTTTTTGATTTAATAGGAATTATTGGTAATTGTTTTTGTTGTATTATATCTAAATAAAATTTTATGTTAAAATTTTTATAAGTTTTTGGATCTATATCTATTGCACCAAAACTTGCATAACTATTATCATCGCAAGGTTGAATACCAATAGATTTTTTACCTTCTAAATGTTCTTCATAATCTAAATTTTTAATTGGTTTACCTGCCCAACCATAATCACCGGGATTAAATTTTATCTTTCCTGTTTCTGGATCTTTATAACCTTTAGTTATGTTACAGAATCCAAAATCTCTTTCTAAACCTTTAAAATATTTTATAAATTCTTGCATGTTTATTCCTTATTCTTTATTTTTTAAATAGGTGGACACAGTCTCCCGTGTCCACCCAGCCTTCGAAGTATTCACTTAGTGAATTATACAATATCCTCAGTTTGAGGTTTTTTGCTTTTCTCATATTCAGGTTTAGCAACACCTTTAGATACAGATTTCTGTAATTCTTGTGCCATTAAATATAAGTTAGCATCTTCTTTCTTAGCTACATCTAAAGCTCTAGACATAGAAGGTTTGTAGACATGCCAGCTTTTACTTCCCGCAACTTTTCCTACAGTTTTTAAATTATAAACTGAAGAATATGCTGCTGGATTATAAACACCTTTGTCATCCTTAAATCTAAGATTTTTAATCAACTGATTTAATTCTCTCGCCGGTGTTAAGTTAGAAGATCTCATAGTAATAACTGCAGGTCTAGGTTCATCACCTAAAACTATTACATAAAAGTATGCAGTTTTTTCTAAGTAGTTACCATTTGATAATCTCCACTTACCGTTTCTTTCTTCCTGAGCATCTTCTGGAATAGATAGATGTGTTGTTACAGGCGGAGCCGCTGTGTCTCCCATTTCTTGCCATTCTGGATATCTTGTTTGCACATGTGCAACAATTATATCCACACCTTTTTCACCATCTAGCAATGTGCCTAAACCTTTAGCATAAATCATACCAGGTTTAGAACCTTCTACAAATTTAGCATTAGCTTGATTACATTCAGGTGATAATTGATGTAGTATTTTTAAAATCGGTGTCGACATATCATCCGATTTTATTTCTTCACTACCTCTTCCAGAGTCTCCTCTTAAATTGATAGTAGATAACGCACCTGCATTATCTTTCTTGGTAACAGCATTTGTTTCTGCCATAGTATATCTCCTTATTAGGTTATTATTTATTTTTTATTTTTTATAGAAGTTTGATTTCCATCAAACGTCCAGAATAGTTCTGTTGGAACTTCATTACCTTTGTCTTTCCATTCCTTCATAACTACTTTGAGTGTCTGAGGATGAACCTTTTCTTCTTGAACTGGTTCATATCCCTCAGACCTCGCAAGGGTAGCATAAGCCATTGCCTTGTTATCTTCGCCTTGACCAAATGATACAATAATATTGTTTTTTACTATATCACCTAATCCATTGTCTCGAAGCCATTGATGTGCCTCAGATTTTTTGTCTGCTTTTATAGTGGCACCATAAATATCTTTAACTGTTAATTCTGATCCATCTCTTAGTTTAAGAGATTTTAAATTCATATCTTCCATTAATTTTGGAATAACTATACAACTAAAATGTTTTTCATCTTCTTTTAAATCTTTTGCACGATCTTCTAAAGACTTTATTTCTGTCTGAATAGTTTTTAACTTTTCTACTTCTGTAGATAATTTTTCCGGATCTAAAACATCAGTTTGATCTGGAGCATCTTTTCGTAAATCTATTAACATATTTTAACTCCTATTATTTTCTTTTTAACTTTCATGGACGCAATAATAATTGTTTAAAAACTATTTGTCAAGTCTATTTTTGAAATATATTTATTTCTATAGGATAATAAGTTTTTTCTTGTCTGTCCCATTTTAATAACTTAAATTTACCATTGGTCATTTCTGAAGCAATTGCGCAAGTTACTCCAATAATAGCTGGATCACCATTTAATAAAAGATAATCATTTTCTGTAAAATTTTTTAATTTTTGTCTTATATTAAATATAAATGGTCCAGGTGAAAACATTATTTGTTCTAATGCTCTAAACATTGTTTCAATTTCGCCATATTTTGTCGCACCTATAATATTATATTTAGGTTGTCCTGTTTTATAATCTATGGGTATATCTTGTAATAAATAAACTTTGCTCATTGACTTTTTTCCTTTTTTATATTATTATAATAATTAGAAAGAAAAGTAAAGGAATTATATGAACTATAAATTTAAAACAAAACCTTATGAACATCAATTAGATGCTTTAAAAGCATCATGGGATAAAGAAAATTTTGCTTATTTTATGGAAATGGGTACAGGCAAATCTAAAGTATTACTAGATAATGCTGCTATGTTATATGATAAAGGCCAGATAAATGGCCTCCTTCTTATTGCACCTAAAGGTGTTTATAAGAACTGGTATGATCAGGAAGTTCCAATACACTTACCTGATCATATCTATAAAAAAATGGTTTTATGGAAAACATCTGACAAATCAAAAAAACAAAAAGAAATATTAAATACTTTATTTGAACCAGGAACAGATTTACATATTTTAATAATGAATGTTGAATCTTTTTCATCGGGTGATGGAGCAGAATTTGCTTATAAATTTTTATCTTGCCATAAAGCAATGATTGCAATTGATGAAGCAACTACTATAAAAACTCCAACATCAAATAGAACTAAAAATATTTTAGCTTTAAGAGAACATGCAAAATATAGAAGAATACTTACAGGATCTCCTGTAACTAAATCTCCATTAGATTTATTTAGTCAATGTGCTTTTCTTGATCCTTGGCTTTTAGGACATGATTCTTACTATACTTTTAGATCTAGATACGCAAAAATGAAAAAAATTGAAGTAAATGGTAGAAGAGTAGAAATAGTTGTAGGATATATGAATTTAGGTGAACTATCAGATAAAATAAAACCTTTTTCTAGAAGAATATTAAAAGAAGATTGTTTAGATTTACCAGAAAAAAGTTATGTCAAACATTATGTTGAGTTAACTCCAGAACAGAAAAAAGTTTACACTCAAATGAAAAAAGAAGCTATCGCATTTTTAGATGGTAAAATGCAATCTTCAGCAACTGTTATGACTCAATTAATGAGATTACATCAAATCACTTGTGGTCATTTTACTGCAGATGATGGTACAGTAAAAAATTTACCTTGTAGTAGATTAGGTGAATTAATGAATATTTTAGAAAATGTAGAAGGTAAAACTATTATTTGGTCACATTATACTCATGATGTTAGAAGAATTATTTCTGAAATTAAAAAAGTATATGGTGATGAATCTGTCGTAGATTATTATGGTGCAACAGACACTGATGCAAGATCAGATAATATTAAGAAATTTCAAAACGATGATAAGTGTAGATTCTTTGTAGGTACTACTCACACAGGTGGTTATGGTATTACACTAACAGCTGGTAGTAATATGATTTATTTTTCAAATGGTTATGATTTAGAAAAACGCCAACAATCAGAAGCACGTATAGATCGTATTGGTCAAACACAAAAAATGACATACATTGATATAATGAGTCAAGATACTATAGATGAAAGGATAGTAAAAGCATTAAGAGACAAAGTTAATATTGCCAATACAATTATGGATGAAGATTTCAGAGAATGGATTTAATATTATTAAGTGATGGTTTATATCAACTTGTAGAAGTTACAAAACAAATGATTAAAGGTGTAGAATTATTAGATAAATTAGATTGTTTTGATTTATGTGATATTCTTAGATTTCATTTAACAACATATCACGACTACCCTGCTAATATTTATGTAATGAATAATGGCACAGGTAATTTTTATGGATGTATTTGTAAATAAAGCGACTATAGTCCCCACTATAATCAATCCCGGCAGCTGAGTGCCCAACCTCCCAAAAAATTACAGTTTTTCAAATAGTATTATTATAATAGTAAACATACCACCTACTAAAGCAGTCATTGCATAACGCATATGATTTTTAATTTCTTTAATATCGTTTTCTATTCCTGAAATTTTTTGATGAGTTTGTTTTTGCATAATACGACAAAGTTTTTCGTGTGATTCTATTTTTTCTAGTGCTAAATCTTTTTTTGACACTATGCTAATCCTCTTTGTCTTAATCTAATTTGTTTCTCTTCTTCAGATAAAAATGCATTTTCTGTTGGTGTTAATCCTTGGTTCATGGCGCCGGATGCCGGCATCGCTGATGCTGATTGAATTATTTGTTGGTTAGGCATTGGGGTAGATGGCAAAGGTGGTGTAGGTATTACTTGTTCTAAATAATTTTCAATATTTAAATTAAAAGATTTATTTAAATTAATTTTTCTAAAATCTCTAAACATTTTTCTTAAAATAGGAACTGTTTTTCTATAAACATCAGGTTCTCCAAGATCTCTTGCAATTTCTCTGAATTTTTCTTCTATATCTTCAGAAGGAAAATAAGGTTCAAATCTTCCTCTTTCTAAGTTTTGAAAATTACTATCACTTATTTGTCTATCATTAAATTCTTGTCTAAGTTTTCCTCTTCTTAAACCTAATACTTTTGCAGCATTTAAATCATTATACATATTCTGTGATACATCAAATCTAGCTTTATTTGATTTAAAAAATCTGTCAATAATATCATTAGGTTTAATTCTTCCTCCTCTTAATAATCCAAAATATCCACCAGTAAATTCTCTTCTAGAATTTCTAATACCTGTTTGATATTCAGAAATTTTAAATCCCATTGATCTTAAAGGATCAACTTTAATTGGTCTAAATCCCATAAATCCAGCTAACTCTGGACCTATTTCTAATTGATCTCCACGTTTATCAGGTATTCCAAAACTTGCTTGTCCCAACCTTTGAAATTGTCTGTAAGAAGGTGCAAGAGCTTCTCCTAAATGTCTAAATTGAATTGACATTTTATCCCCTAAAGAAGTTTGATCTGAATATAATAATCTACCATCTTTTGTTCTTCCTCCTCTAACTGTTAAATCAGCCATAGCTTGAGTCCAAATTGATTCACCTATAAATGGATTCATTATTTCTGATGATGCTTCTCCAACTCCTGAAGCAAAACTAGATAATAATTGTTGATCATTCATTTCACCATTTTGAATATTATTTAATAAGGTTCTTAAAGGTCTTGCCATTACATCATAAGCATTACTATGACTAAAATCTATATATCTCAACTCTCCATCTTCATCTTTAACAGGAATTAATGTTGAATTTTTAGACCAATCAGGAACAAATCTTCTCAATGCATCCATTTCTTCTTCAGTCACATCATATAAAGCTTTAGCACCCTCAGTTAATGCTACAGGAACACCTGCTGTAAATGAACCTAGACCAACTATTCTTTTTAAACCATCAGCATAAAACGGATTATCATTTTTAATTAACTGTCCGGTTGCTTCATCTACTACGTAAGGAAGTATATTGCTCCCAATAGTTTTTCCAGAATGTCTCATTTGATTAATTCCTAATTCCGCTATGTTAGTAGATGTTCTAATCATTTCAGATGGAAATGACATAAAATTACCTATAGGTAATAATCTAGATGTTCTAACAGCCGAACCTACAAATTCATAATTTGGAACTGTGTTTTTTACAATGTCAGATGACATTTTCTTTAATGCAAAATCATCTACAAATTCTTCATAATTTCCTTTAAAACCTGTTTTTTTAGCAGAATTAAATTTTTTAATTAATTCATTTTCATTAACATATTTTAAAGCATTTTTTCTAATTTCTTTAAATTCTCTTGGTTTTAATTTTGAATAACCTTTTTTTAATTTAGCTTTTTCCATTATATAACTAGCTATTTTAAAAGTGTCATCTTCAGCCACATATTTACCTTGAAAAAATTGTCCAATTTTTTTTAATCTACTCATCATTGGATTTAACATAGTGTCAACATTAGCAGCTTGTTCTCCAAATTTAATATCTCTTAAAAGATTTTTAAGATCTCCAATTTGAACCTGTGAATTAACAACACCTAATTCTAATAATTCTCTATACATTTCTTGAGCTGCTGGTGTGTTATCACCAAGTTTTAATAAACCAGAAACTTCAATACCTTCTTTAAATGCTTTTTGAAATTCTAAAGGATTAAATAAATTACCATTTGCTCCTGCAAAACCAAATGCACTAACAAAATTACGTATATGTGTAGGAACTGATAAAACTGTTTTGGCTAATTGAGAAACTCCTTTTGGAAATAATAATAAATTTCTATACATCCAACTAGCTGCAGCTTCAGCTCCTTCTTTATTTTCACCTCTTACAAATCCTTGAAGACCGCCGGCTACATTATTTATATGTTTAATTCCTTGAGCTATTTCCTCTGTTGTATATTTAGGTAAAGGCATAGAATAGTTTCCTTCACCAGGTAATTTTTGAATAAAGTCTGAAGTTTCTACTATTTTTATTCCAGTTTTACTAGAGTTCACTGCTTTTTCAGCTGCTTCTCTAGTAGCCCAAAAAAATCCTCTTTTACCTTCTGATTGAACAATTGTATTTCTAGCTCCCATATCTTTTATATAAGCTGAAGTTCTTGCAACTGATGACAAGTTTGTCATAGCATTAAATATAGAATATCTAGGATCTGAAATTTCTCCAAACAATTCTCTAAGAGCTTTAGGGGGTAGCTTAGTATCATCAATAACTCCTTTTATAAAATCACCACCTGGTCTTCCTTCAACAGTTTTTTTAATATAATTATTAAAATCTAAATCTTTTGGTTTTTTTATTTTAGAAACTTCTGCTAATAATCTATCTACTTCTTCTTTTGCTGCTTGACCTGTTGCTCCTTGTTCTTTAAAAAATGCAACAGCTCCATCATATGCTTCATCAGTTGGTCTATATCTTTTAAAAAATTTAAATATTCCTTTTCCTTGATCTTCAAATATTCTGTAGGTTGATCCTACCCAATTTGTAATTCTATCTTTAAATAATGACGAAACTTCATTTTGAGATTTTTTTAAAGTTACTCCTTTTGCATTGTTATCTAATATATCTATTAATTGTCCAAATTCATTTCTAGCATTTTCTAATCCTCCTACTAGCATTTGTCTTGTTTCTTCTGAAACATTACTTTTTTTCATTCGATTTAAAAGATTGTCTATTTTTTTAGGATCAGTTGGTTTTCTTACATCTCCATCGAATAAAATTTCATTAAGCTCTTTTAAAAATTTCTCTCTTTCAGAACGTATAGATTTATCAAACATTGATTGTGTTTCAGGAAAAATAGCATCTACTTGTCTTGTAATATTGTTAACTATTTCTCTTGCTCTATTAACATCTTTAGATCTTAATCCTTCTTTAACTTTTTCAGCACCAAATATTTCTTTTGGTAAATTTCCTTCAGGTGTAAAAGGAGCTACAATATATTTATTTAACCATCTATCAAAAGCTTTATTACTAAAAGCAAGTTCTTTACCTCTTTGTGCAACAGCTTTTGCTGACTTACCTACACCATACACAGCAGGTGTAATTAATAAAGATTCAGAACCAAATTTAACTCTGTTCATTAATTTTCTTACAGCATCTTCTCTTCCTCCATCTCTTTCTTCTCTATCTAATTTAGTTGGACCTGCTTGAAACATATCCCCAAACGTACCTATATCTTCAGTATCTGCAACCAAACCTTCTCCCGCTGCTCCACCTAAAGCTATTGCAGCGTATCTAGGTATTTTTAATTTTCTATTTAATTCTTGAGCTTTTCTTAAAGACATCTGAATGCCTTTTCCTTTTAAGTTAGTATACATTCCAGATCTTTTTGCACCTAACGCTTTTGCTGTTAATTTTCTAGCAGTTTTATTTGCTAACTTTGCTCCAATTGCTCCTGGTACACCTATTTGTATTAAACTTTCTGTAAGTTTACCTATAGCTCTTTGTTCTGCAACTTCTTCAAATGGATTTAATTTATCAAAAAATTCTTCTACACTTGCTGCTGTATCTGTATCTGCACCTAAATCTATAAGTTCTGCTGCAAGAGATACTACTCCTTCAGGTACTTTTAAAATACCTGATGCAATACCTGCCGCAAATGATTTATACCAAGAAACGTTGTTTTCTTTTTCAATTGAACTTAGAGGTATGAACTCTGACATTTAATTTCCTACGCTGATTCTGGATCAAAAGGATCAATAGGTTCTAGATTAAATTCTTTAGGTGGATATTTATATGATGGATTACTACTAAATTCACCTGTATAAGATTCATTACCACCAGCTTCTATTTCACTTGCATCTGGCGTGTAAGTATCAATATCAATTACTTCATATCCAATTTCTGCATCAGCGCCTTTACCTCTAGTGACTTTTTTAAATTTACCATCTGTTACATCATAAAATGTTTTACCAACATTTTTAGATTTTATTTCATCTCTAAAAGGACCATGAAATTCTCCTCCAGTGAACCCTGAATAGTTTTGACCAAATTTTTTATTAGCTAACGCTTCTAATTTATTTATTTCATAATCTGTTCTGTTAGATGCTTGAACTTCACTTCCATCATATTTTTCTCTAAATTCTTTCATACGTTCAGCTCTAGTAGAATCATCTAATTTAGATTGATATATTTCTTTTTGACCTGCTATTTCTGCCTGTAGTTTTTCTAATTCAAATTCTCTACCTTGTTTAATTAACTTATCATCATATTCTCGTTTTTCTTCTAAAGTTAATTTAGCATATTCTCTTGCTTCATCTCTAATACCTTCGTCATATTTTCTTTGATCAGCTAAACCTAATTTATTATATTCTCTTTCATCCTTAATTAAGCTTACTTGAAAATTTCTTTTATCTTGTATATCTTTAAGAGCTTGTTGTCTTTGTTCTCTTGTTCTAGCGCTATCGACATCAAAAGATAAAGCTTTTAACTCAGCAGCTCTTTCAGCTGCATCTTTATTTTCTAAATCTGCAAATAATCTTTCAGAAGGATCTTTAAATGCCATAGCAATATTAGCTAAAGTTCCACCACCTCTATTTTCAGATAAAGCACCTAATCCACCTGAAATTAATAATTTTGCTACAGGATCTATTCCACTTTGTGTTTTTTCTGTTAATTTTTGTTTATATGCAGCTTCTGCATCTGCTAAAGTTCCTTCTGCATAATTTTCTCTATCTTTAATACCAGACATAATACCATTCATATTAGTCGATCCACCTCTAAACATTGGTCTTCTAAATACTCTGCTCATTATCTTAATGCCTTATATATACCAGCTAATGTTGATCCTACACCTAAAGCTGTTTGTGCAGCTCCTACATTAGGAGTAGCTTGTTGCGTAGTTTGACCAGGATAACCTGCAATCATTTGAGTTACACCTGAACCGTAAGCATTTGCTGCTGTTAAACCTTGTTGTAATTGTTGTTGAGCTAATTGTTGTTGTGCATTTAGTTGAGCTTGTTTCTGTGCTTGTACACCAGCTCCTAGAGTAGATAGTCCTGCAACTTGAGTTCCTAACATATTTTGAGTAGCTGAACCTAGACCCATTTGTTGTTGATACTGTTGAGCCGCTGCTTGATTAGCTTGACTAAATCCTTGTTGTAATAATTGTGCTTGTAACTGTGCTCTGTTTCTATTTGAGTTAGCTGCATATTCAGCTTCAGCTACACCTTGTCTTGCGCCACCAAAGGCACCTGCTTGCATAGCGTTTTGTCCAATACCCGGTAATCCTTTTTGTGCTTGAATATCATAATCTTGTAAAGTTGTATCAATTACATCCTGTTGATAAGGAGACATAAAAGATTTGTAAGCTTGAGGTCCTGTTGCAGCTTGTGCTGCGTTTAAAAATGGTTGATAAGATCCAATACCTTTAGTTGCTTGTTGAATTGCTGCTTTTTGCAGTGGATCCATTCCAGCAACAAATTGTTTTCCATATGATTTAGATAAATCAGCTGAACCAAATTGACCAGCAGCTTTACTTAACTGACCAAGATAATTTTTTCCAGCAGCTTCAATGTACGTTGCTGGTAATACTCTAGTTTCTGTAACTGCCATTATACTCTCCCGCCTTTTTCTAAAGTTTTCATCATGTCGTACATACGTTGTGCACCTTCGTTAACATCTCCGTCACCCATTCCTCTTACAGCATCAGCTGTAAATACAAATTCGTTATTAGCTAACATAGCAGGGATATCATCTGCTTTTTCTTTTGCTCCAACTGGAGGTATAAAACCACCTGTTTCTCTAAGATCTAATTCTGTAACTCCGGCAGGATTTTGATTTAACATTAAACCTTCTATTCCTGCAGCCTTAATTGCGTTTTGTTCAGGCTTGCTTCCCATAGCAAAACCCATTCTACCACCATAAGCAGATTCTTCTCTATCAGACATAACTGGTTCACCTTCATCTCTTTGAAAAGCTCTTTGCATTATTAACAAACTATCTATGTCTAATGCTTCTATATCCATTCCTAAATTTTTTAAATAATCTGTAAAAGTTTTACGACCACCTTCAGCATAACCAATTCTACCACCATCAGCTAATCTTTGTTTTAGTTTACTTTCGTAATTAATACCACCTAATGCTCTTTCTTCTTTTTCTTTGTTTCTAGGCAAATTTGTAATACCAACATCATTAGCATAACCACTACCTAATCCATTACCTGCTGTTGCAGGTCCACTATAACTTGGCATAAATATTTTATCCATGTAAAGATTTTTTACTTTATCTATTAAATCCATATTTCCATATAAATCCTGGAAAGAATATTGTTTGTCTAGAAAACCTTTTTCAAATAATTCTTTAGCAGCGTCTACTTCTCCTGATGCTTTTACAGCTTCTAATAATCCATAGTCTCCTTCCATAAATTTCATTTTATCTGTATCAAATCCTCTTTCTTTTAAAATTTGTAAACTACTATCTCTTTCAGTTTCCAACATATTTTTAAGAGGATCAAAAGGCATAGGCATTGCTTCTGGTTCTTTAGATTCTATTTGATTGCTATCTGATTTTAAATAATCTAATACATCTTGATATAATTTATCACCTTCACTTTGTTCAGGAATTGGTCTTCCTGGACTTGGTGTACCTGTTGGGCCTCCTGGTTGTCTTCCTGGTATAGGTCTTCTTTCCCCTATTCCAATTTCGTATCCTGGTCTATTAGGTCCTGGAAGTGGTATAGTTGTACCACCATCTCCGCCTGGATTTGAAAAATCTGGAAGTGTAACAGGCATAATTGTACCACCACCTCCGCCTGGTAGTTCTGTAACAGGTCTTGTAAGATCTTTTGGTGGAGTAGCAGGAGCTGCAATAGCTCTAACTTGATCATAGTCTATACTACCTTCAGCATAATTTACTCTACCACCATCTGCATACATATTAACTTTAACAAAATCATCAATCTCACTTTGTTTTGCATTTGGATTTAAATTTGAATAATAATATCTTAAATAATTTTCTAAACCTTCTCTACGATCTCCGCTGTCGCTAAAACCACCTTCATCTTCTTTAGGTGCTCCCATACCAGCTAATGCAGATAAACCAATTCCTCCAGCTGTTAATAATCCTTTACCTGTTAAAGCTCCTTCTTTAACCATCCCTATTTTACCAAGCAAGTTACCTAGTCCACTACTACCCATCATACCTGTTTGAGGTCCTTTTGTAATTAAAGCTTTTAATGGGTTAAAACTTCCTTTACCAAAAAGAGAACCTAAACCTTTCATTCCACCCATGCCACCAAATATAGCAGCACCAATAGCAGCTTTACCTAATGGTGACTTGGCTACTTTTTTAATTTTTTTTCCAATTTTTTTAACAAAGCTTCCTAAGCCGTATTGTTGTCTAGGTTGTTGCATTCTACTTATTGTCATCGTCCTCCTCGGATGCTGCGCCTAATGGCATTGCAGCTACGTTAATTTTTACTGATCTTACTATAAATTCTCTTTGAGTTGGAGAATTAGGATCTGCGATATCGTCCTCTGCTTCTTGGTCAGAAGAGTATTCGTAATTGGTATTTTTATTACGTAATACTACCTCAGTTTTACATTTAAGAACAGGTATTTTTTTACCATCAATTATAGTATATGATACTTCTGATTCTTCTATAAACATTAACTTGCCCCTTGTGGTATATAAATTCTTGTTGTTTCTAAAGCAGCTGTTGTTCCACTTATACCAGATGGATCAGATGTTTCAATCTTTAATACGTCCTTTTCTTCTAATACTATAGACCCTTTAAAGACATTAGTAATTAGTGGTCCATCAAACTCTACATAAGCTATTCTATTTAAAGTTGATGTTGAAAAATCCTCTATATATACAGATACATTTTTACTGCCGCTAACATTTACAAGCTGTAAAGTTTGAAATATAGTAGTGGTTTCATCTGGACAAGTAAACACAGTTTCAGGCAAACCAGCTTGTGTTGGTGTATAAAAACCATTTACATATGCATTAGCCATTATGTTCCCCAGCCATCATCTTTAGATATACCACCCTTGAACCAAGCATATCTATCTGATTTTTCATTTAGTTCTTGTAAGAATGTAGAATTTAATTGATCGACCACAGACTGTATAGCTCTATTAATTTGTTTTTGAGTTGAAGGATCATACTCTTCTTTGGGTTCAGGTATTCTAACTACTATCTTTGCCATTAAATTAGTCTATTTTCAACTTGTCTTAATACTTCTTTATCAAAACCAGCTACAGAGAATCCAGCGTTTGCTAAAAATCCTTTAGCAATTCCATCACCATTGTAATCTGCAAACTCAATATCGTTAATAAATATTCTTCTATTACTTGTGTCTAATGAATAAACAACCGGTATCTTATCAATTTTAACAGATAGTGGACTATCTTTAACCATAATAAATCTACCATCTTCTTTAACATAGTGACTACCAGCAACTGTAACACCTTTGTAATCATGTATTTCATCAGTTGCTTTAAATTGGAATACACCTGTAACTTCTCCACCTTTAGTATTATCTCCAAGTTGTATGTCTTTAATTTTTTTAGTAGAACCATTAGCCATTTGAATAAGAGTGTTTGGATCAAAACAGAAATTACCTTCATTATATCCTCCTCCAGATCCTGGGCCACTTGCACCAATTCCACCTTCTCCACTTCCAACGCCACCATAGTTACCACCGCTATATTTCCCTGTATTATCTGCATCAATAGCATCTTGTCTGGCTTTTTCTTCTGATTCTCTTAAAGCTTTTTCTCTTGCTACTCTTAATGCTTCTTTAACTCTTGCTCTTTCAGTATCTGCAGCTTTTTTTCCTGTTGTATTAGGATCGAAGAAAGTATTTTTAATACCTGGTGCAATACCTAGTTTTTGAAGAAAGCTTTGACTTTTTTTGAAATCATTAATTTCTTCTTCTAATTCTTCTGCAGTTGTTACACTACCTAATATATCTTTTCTTGCATCAGCAACAAATCCTAATCTATCTATTAAATCTGTTTTTACATTACCTGAGTAAGTTCCAGCTTTTGCGGCAGCAATATCTGATGCACTCATTCCATATTTGTCTGCTAAAGTTTTTTCAATTCTTGCACTTTTTTTATCAAAAGATGCTTCATTAAGTCTATTTGCATTAAGACCAGCCATAACACCTTCTTTACTATTATAATTATCTGTTACAATTCTACCTAAACTATCTAAAGTATATCCTTTTCCTAGTAATTCATTTTCCATTAAAGCTCTTTTATTTGCAGGTAAAAGACCTGCAACACCTTTAGCCATACTAATCATTCCCATACCTGGAAGAGCATTTAATGCTAAACCTTTTAATATACCTGAAACAGAAAGGTTTTGTTTTGGCGCTGCATCCATCATAGAACTTCTTGGATCCCTATAATCTCTTTGAGTTCTTACATTTGGATTATTCATAGCATTCATATTATAAGGATCATTACGATCATTATCTCTTCTAGCTGCTTCTACTATAGGATTGTTAAAAGGAATTGCATCCGTTACAGTTTTTTCGTCTTTATCAAAATCTATTATAAATGGGTTATTAGACTCATCGTAGTTGTCAAAAATCCCACCAGATGTTCCACCACCTTTATTTTTTTCATTTAAATATTTAATAACGTCTTCGTATAATGCCATTATCTTTTTCCGTCCGGTTGTATATCTAACCTAAAAGTACCAAATCTCCAAGATTCTGAAGCTGAGTCGTTTTCAATCTTTACATTGACAAACCTACCTCTAGCTCTAGTATCTTTTTTATCAGTACTTGAGTTAATTGTAAAGGGACTTAAACTACTTGTTGTATCTGATTGTTGAGGGTATCTTTTTATAGCTAAAGTTACTTTAGCATTACCATCTAAATCTTTAAAATCAGGTACAAAACGTCTTACCGCTAGAAATATATCTCCTGCTTCTCCTCCTTGGCCTTGTAAATCAAAGTCATATGATTTAATAAAAGAACTAACAGTAGTTACAGTTCCTGTTTCATCTACTTGATCTGTTCCTATTTCTTGTTCAAAAAATTGTGATTTACCTAAACCAGATTCACCTACTACTGTTGGAAAATTAGCTGTTCCTGTACTTGTAAATTTTGTAGAAAAAGGTTTTGGATATACACTAGCATCTAACCAAGTAGTTCTAGCTTCTGTTCCTGTATACCAAACTTTATCTGTGTAATTATATATAACATATCTATCTGCATATTCAGAATTTGCAGAAGGATAATACCAAATAACTTCTGTATATAAATTATTTATACCTGCATATACTTGTTGACCTTTTGTAAGATCTATATCACTATAAACATAATCTTCTACGCTACATGGTATTGTTTTTACTGTACCATCAAATGCAAAAAATCCTTTTGGTGACATCCAAAAAGAAACACCATCAACTTCAACAGCAGCATTTTGACCTACTAATCCACAGTTAGTACCTACTTGTTCAAATCCAAATGTAAATGGAGCCCCAACAAATCTCATGTTATATAATGCATTATCTGTCCATACCATTATAGTTTCTTTTGCTCTTAGTGTTCCCATTAATTTAGTACCATCTTGTAATCTTTGAGAACCTGCAGTGTTTACAGAAGTTGGAACATAACTATTAATATTTTCTTGATCAGAAAAAGCTACAGCCATATCATCTTGATCTGTAGTACCTGGTAATACAGTTCCAAAATGAACTAAGTGTCTTGTTGTAGGTGAAACCATTGTAAATCTAGATGCTGAAGGATTACTTGTTGTTTCAAAATTAGTTGTAGTTTGTGAAGCTCTAACAGTTAATGGATTATTAGCTCCTGCATTCCATGTAAATGTTTTACCATTTGCAATAGTTGCAATTAATACTTGACCAAAATTATCTAAACTCCAGAGGCCTGGTTCCAGAATCACGCTACTTGTTGCAGAAGCAGTTCCCCATGTACTACCACCCCAAGTATTTGTTCCCCAACCATAACCTGCTGTTTGTGTTTGAGGTCCAACAACTTCATATGGAGTTACATCTATGCTACCACCTGGACCTGCTGCTCCTGTTGCATTAGAACTTTGTGTAATTACAAAATTATTTACATCAGTAACAGAAGTTACTTGAAATAATTTATCATCAAAATCAGATGCAGAATAACCTGTACCTGAAGGTAAAGTTGTTTGATCTAATAATACAATATCACCAGCGCTTAAACCATGAGAACTTTTGGTAATAGTTACACTAGCTGATCCTGAAACAGTTGTAATCGTACAAGAGTTAAGTGTAGATGCTAAAGGTGTAATATCATAAAGTTCACCATCGTAATAAACAAGTAAAAATTTATCTGTACCAATAACTATATATTTTTTACCATCTAAACTTACAAAAGCATGTTGTTGTCTAGCTAGTCCTACAATAGATGTTTTAATAGGTGATTGCCATCCACCAACTTTTTCTGGTAATCCGTATCTAAATCTAACATTATCAGAATCTACCCAACGTTGTTCAGCGCCAGCTCCTGTAGTCTGTTTATCTATTCCAGGTAATATTTTAAAGTCAATAAGAGCCACTTATGACGCTCCTTATGCTGTATTGGTTTTGTATGTCCAACCTCTTGTTGCATCTACATATACTAAAGTAATTGATTGTCCTGCTGTACTAAGTACGTCGTCTGTTGCTGCGCCTTCAATTGGTTGACCGTTTCTGCCAATGGTTAAGTTGTTTGTATTAAATGTTCCTCTTGCATCTAATAAAGATACTTCATCACCTGTACTTGGTGACGTTGGTAGCGTTACTGTAATTGCTCCACCTGTAGTATTAACCATAACTTGATCACCTGCAACTGCAGTATATGCACCTGTAACAGTTACATAACCTTTTGTCATAGGTCCAGAATGGACATTAGTTCCATCTGAATATAAAACCATTTTAGCTTTTACTGGTATAGTTACACCTGTTCCAGATACTGTTTTAACTGTTAGTGTATAATTAGATGAAGATCTTGATGTTGCATCTTCTACAATAAAAACTCTTTCAGCAGAACTAGGCATAGTAACTGTTCTGTTTGCTGTTAATGTTCCTGTTAATTTATAGTATAAATTTTTACCATTTGATGTTGCAAAACTTGTTAAAGCTAATGCTACATCTGCTGAACCTACAGCTAAAGCTAGATATCCAGATGCTGCTTGTTCTAAAATTTGTAAGTTTGTATTAGTAATTCCACCCCAAGTTCCTGACTTTTCACCTGTTGCAATGAGTTCTAATTTTAAATCACTTGATGTACTTGATGCCATATATTCTCCTTATTCTCCATATTATATTAATTTTTTAATAGGGTCAACTACGGTTTTGGAGGTAAAGCCGTAGGATCTATTTCTACCCAAGTGCTTGTAGCACCTGTATTTACACCTGTCCAAGAGCTTGTAGCACCTGTATTTAGAGTAGTCCAGGTTTGATTTGCATTAGGATTTAAATTACTCCAAGCTCTTACGTAAGCTTGACCTGTTGCTATTTCTATTTGACTACCATCTGGTGATACAACTGCATCTGCAGTTACAGTAACAGTACCTGTTGCAATATTTGTTCTATTACCAGTAACATTGACTAAAGCATCTCCAGTAATTGCAACATTACCAATTGCTACATTAAATCTATTTCCTGTAACAGATACTACTGCATCTGCAGTTACACTAACTGTTCCATTTGAAACATTTATTCTATTACCACTAGGTGTAATTACAGTTCCACCTGAAGCTGTAGCATTTCCAATTGTTAAATTAGACCTGTTTCCTGATGCATTGATTAAAGCATCACCTGTTATTGCTACAGAACCTGTAGCAACATTAACTCTACTTCCTGTTACTGCTGCAATTGCATTTGCAATTACTGTAGCATTACCTGTAGAAATATTTAATCTGTTTCCAGTTACACTTACTAATGAATCACCACTTACGGTAACATTACCTATAGCAAAATTAGTTTGTTTACCTGTAACATTTATTACAGCTGTTCCAGTAGTTGCTACAGTTCCTGTAGCAAGATTAAATCTATTTCCAGTTACATTAACTAAAGAATTACTATTTACAACTACATTACCAATACTAAGATTAGTTTGTTTTCCTGAAACATTAACAACAACGTTAACGGTTCCTTGTCCTGCAAAAGGTGCTTGTGAAAATGTAGTTGCTCCAAAAAACATTTTCTACTTATCCTTTTTTAATTCATCTATTTCTGCTTTTAATTCTTTTATTGCATTGACTAATACTGGGACTAAATAAGCACCTGTTAATTTTAAATTATCTTCATCATCATTATTAACAAGAACTGGATTATTACCCTCAAGTTCTAAAATTTCTTGTGCTTTAAAACCAAATCTTGCTCTACCTGTAGGTGTTTCATCTTCTCTTGATGTTTTAAATTTATATTTAATTGGTGTTATTTGATTAACAAAATTTAATCCATAAGGTACATCTTTTATTTCTGTTTTATCTCTTAAATCTGATGTTACTGTCCAATCAATTTTAATTGTTGCGTTAGTATGTGTGTTATTTCCTAATACTATTTGGTGGTCAGCTGTGGTAACTTGTATCATAGCATCAATACCAGCACTAGCACCAAGAAGTATATTGTTATCTCCTGTTGTAACTAAATTACCAGCACAAGCACCTACTGCTGTATTTTGTTGACCTGTTGTGTTAGCTTTTAAAGCACAAGAACCAACTGCTGTATGATTACTTGCTGTTGTATTTGAACATAAAGCACCACAACCTACCGCAATATTGTCATCTCCTGTAGTGTTAGCTGCTAAACCAGCTCTACCAATAGCAGTATTATTTTCACCTGTAGTATTTAGTCTTAATGCTACTTCTCCTACTGCTACATTATTTGAGGCAGTGGTATTAGCTGCTAATGCACATTTTCCAACTGCTGTATTTAAATCTCCTGTTGTGTTAGATGTCAGAGCATTTATACCAACTGCTGTGTTATCGCCAGCTGTTGTATTCGAAGATAATGCAGCATTTCCAATTGCAACATTACAACAACCTGTAGTATTACCTGTTAGAGCACTATCTCCAAAAGCATTATTTTTACAACCTGTTGTATTTGCATCAAGACTTAAATTACCAAATGATGCGTTTTCATTACCTGTTGTGTTTACTTTTAAACTATTTTGACCAACAGCAGTATTTCTTGTTCCTGTTGTGTTAGCTTTTAAAGCAGTATAACCCACTGCTGTATTATTGTTTGCTGTTGTATTATCATTTAAAGCACATAAACCAATTGCTACGTTACTGTCTCCTGTTGTGTTTGCATTTAAACTTTCGTTTCCTATTGATATATTACAACTACCTGTGGTATTATTATAAAATGCACTTCTTCCAATTGATGTATTTTCTGCACCTGTTGTATTAGTATATGAGTTATTAAAACCTATTGCTGTGTTATTGGAAGCTGTTGTGTTAGAATATAAAGCACAACCACCTATTACTGTATTAGTTCCACCTGTCGTGTTACACCTCATAGAACAGACACCAACGGCTGTGTTATTATCTGCTGTTGTGTTTTTACCTAATGCCTGCTCTCCAATAGCAGTGTTACAAACACCTTCTGTGTTACAAAGCATAGCACTTCTACCTACTGCAGTGTTACTAGACCCTGTTGTATTTTCGTACATAGAGTCTATTCCTAAAGCAGTATTAAAACCACCTGTCGTATTGCAATGTAAAGATTGTCTACCAACTGCTGTGTTTCTATTGCCCTCTGTATTGCATATTAAAGAAGACTCACCTATTGCAACATTCATACAACCTGTTGTATTAGATAAAAGTGATTTAAAACCTACTGCTGTATTACTAGAAGCTGTTGTGTTACTTGCTAATGCTTGTCTTCCCACAGCAACATTCTGTGTTCCTGTAGTATTAAATTGATGTGCATCTGAGCCAACAGCAGTGTTACAACCACCTGTCGTATTTTTTTCTAATACTCTGAAACCCATTGCAGCATTTGCAGAACCTGTACTTAATTCTTCCAATGCTTCATATCCCACAGCAGTGTTAACATTTCCTGTGGTATTACATCTTAAAGTAGCATCTCCAACACCAATATTACATTTACCAGATGATGTGAATCTCATACTTAATCTTCCAATAGCTAAATTTGAACCTAATGTATTTGAAGCAGATAATGCTTGGTATCCTATTGCAATATTACTGTTAGATGTTGTTGTTGAATCAAGTGCTTCATTACCAATGGCGATATTGCATTGTCCTGTAGTGTTAGCTTTTAATGCACAAGTACCAAGTGCTGTGTTTAAAGTTCCTGTTGTATTAGCACATAAAGATTGATGACCAACTGCTGTGTTGTTATCTCCTGTAGTGTTTTCTCTTAAACCTTGATAACCTAAAGCTGTATTATTTGTTCCTGTTGTATTGGTCAATAACGCTTGATAAGCCATAGCAGTATTTGGACAACCTGTCGTATTAGCACCTAAAGCAGTGAAACCAACTGCTGTATTATTGTTTGCGGTTGTATTAGCATCTAAAGCACCAGATCCAACTGCTGTGTTTTGAATTCCTGTTGTATTAAGTATTAAAACATTTTTACCTACTGCAGTATTATTTGAACCTGTTGTGTTTGAAAATAAAACACTATGACCTACAGACGTATTACAATTTCCTGTCGTATTAGTGTCTAATGCTTGGTAGCCAACTGCTACATTATCTGATGCTGTAGTGTTAGCATTTAAAGCACAAGAACCCACTGCTGTATTTTGTGTACCTGTTGTGTTAGCTGTTAAAGAACAAAAACCAACTGCTGTATTGTTATCTGCTGTTGTGTTATTGTAAAGAGAAGCAAAACCAACAGCTGTATTATTAGAAGCTGTTTCATTTCTAAACATAGACGTGCTTCCTAAAGCTGTATTACATCCACCTGTTGAGTTAGTGTATAAGGCATTTCTTCCCATAGATACATTGTCAGAACCTGTTGTAGTTGAAAACTGAGCTTGAACACCAACAGCGGTATTTTTTGCACCTGTTGTGTTTGTGAACATAGCGCATCTACCCATAACTGTATTACAATCTGCTGTGGTGTTGGCAACCAAAGTATTAAACCCTATTGCTACATGATTAGCTCCTGTTGTGTTATCTCGCAAAGCATTAGTACCTATAGCTGTATTTTGTGATGCTGTTGTGTTAGCTCTTAAAGAATGTTTACCAACTGCTGTATTATTTGAAGCTGTGTTTGTGTAAAGTGAACAATGACCTATTGCTGTATTAGAAGTTCCTATACTATTTGTAAAAAGTGCAGCTCTACCAACACCTACGTTAGATGCACCTGTTGAATTAGTATCTAGTGCTAGATAACCAATACCTACGTTAGATGCTCCTGTAGTATTTCCTTTTAAAGCACAAGTTCCTAATGCTGTGTTATTACCACCTGTGGTGTTAGTTGAAAGTGCTTCTGAACCAACAGCAGTGTTATTATCAGCTGTTTGGTTATGAAATAATGCAGAAGTACCTAAACCTGTGTTGTTTGATCCTGTAGTATTACATCTAACAGAATTATCACCTAAAGCTGAATTTAAAGTTCCTGTTGTGGTAGAAAGCAATGATCTATAACCAACACCAGTGTTAGCATCTCCTGTTGTAATTGCTGTTCCAGATTCCGATCCAATAACAGTATTTTTAATACCATCAGCTTCAACACTATCTAGAGCAGTATTTCCTAAAGCAACGTTATTACTTCCTGTAGGATAATCACCATCTAATTTGATTGTGCCACCATCAATGCTGACGTTTCCATTTACTGTTAAGGCTGTTAAAGTTCCAAGTGAAGTTATGCCTGATTGCGCTGCTTCTACATTTAAAGTTACATCACCTGACGTTCCACCACCAGATAATCCTGTTCCTGCAACAACTGATGAAATATCACCTGGTATAGCTGAACCATTATTTTGTAATGTTCCTACAATATTAATTGTGTCATTTGCTTTACCAATAGTAATAGTATTAGAATTTTCATTGATAATGTTATTACCTGCTTGGTCCTGGATCGTATCTACTTTTATAATACTACTCATTTTCTAATACCTCTATTCTAGCTTTTAATTCTTTTATTGCATTGACTAATACAGGAACTAAATGTTCGCCTTTATATTTTAATTTTTCAGGTTGTTCATCATCAATAATGACATTATCAGAACCTTCAAGTTCAAGTATGTCTTGTGCTAAAAACCCATAATGTTTAGTACCAATTGGAGTGTCATCTTCTCTTGATTTTTTAAATTTAAAACTGACTGGTTTTAATTTATCTACAAAATCTAAACCATGAGGTACATCTTTAATTTCTGTTTTATCTCTTAAATCTGATGTTACTGTTAAAGCTACTTTTGCATAAAAGTTTGTAATACTGTTATTACCTAAAACTATTCTATTATCTTGAGTTGTTAGAAAAAATGGCGAAGCTACTCTACCTGCATCTTTTCCAATAGCAATATTATTACTTCCTGTAGTCATTTCGAAAGCTACAGCAGTTCCTAATCCTGTGTTATTACTACCTGTAGTGTGAGAACCTAAAGAAGAAGTTCCTAGTGATACATTAGATGAACCTGTTGTCGTTAAAGATAAAGCACCATGACCAACTGCTGTATTATCTGACGTTGTGTTTTTACATAAAGCCTTATAACCAATTGCTGTGTTATTTCCACCTGTTTGATTACAAATTAGTGCGGCAGCACCTAAAGCAGAATTATTACTCCCTGTAGTATTTTTGTTCATAGCTTGCATACCAAAGGCAGAATTTTCTTGACCTGTAGTATTTTTTTGCATGGTATTTGTACCAAATGCAACATTAAAACCACCTGATGTATTACAAAGCATAACATTTTTACCAACTGCTGTGTTTTCAGCTCCTGAAGTAGTTTCAAACATAGCACAAGAACCTATCGCTACATTTTGACTACCTGTATTTTTTCTAAGAGCATTATAACCTACTGATGTAAGTTCAGATCCAGTTACATTAGCACAAAGAGCAAAAGTACCTACAGCTGTATTAGCTGTTGATGTTGTGTTTGATTTTAACGCACCCTCTCCAACTGCAACATTACTATTGGCTGTTGTGTTAGCTTTAAGTGCTTGAATTCCTATTGCTACATTAGACTCACCTGTTGTGTTTTCTAACAAACTATAAAAACCTAATGCTGTGTTATTAGATGCTGTTGTATTATTTGATAAAGAACCATAACCTACACTTGTATTACATGCTCCTGTAGTATTAGCATCTAAAGCTAAAGAACCAACTACTACATTACATGCACCTGTAGTGTTAACTTTTAAAGAATTAAAACCTACTGCAGTATTATGATCTGCTGTTGTATTAGCTTCTAATGAACTTTTACCAAAAGCTGTATTTTTACACCCTGTTGTGTTAAGTGCTAAAGAGTTATAACCTGAACCAGCATTTTCTCCACCTGTTGTATTAGTTTGTAATGAACCAGCACCTATTGCTGAATTAAATTCTCCTGTTGTGTTAGATTTTAAAGATTCAAAACCAACTGCAACATTTAAACAACCTGATGTGTTTTTACAAGCAGATTTATGACCAATAAATGTGTTACAAGAACCTGTTGTGTTTGCTATACCAGATTGATTACCAACACTTACGTTACGAATTGCTGTGGTTGTGGCTGATTGACTACTTTCTCCAATAGCAACATTAGCTACACCTGTTGTATTAGATGTTAAAGCAAAAAAACCTATAGCTACACTATTTTCTCCTGTTGTATTAGCATCTAAAGCATTAGAACCTACTGCTACAAGACCACAACCTGTAGTAGTAACACCTAAAGAATTTCTACCAACTGCTGTATTATTTGCACCTGTTGTTAAAGCTTGTCCAGTAAAACTACCTACTAAAGTGTTGCATGAACCTGTTGTAATAACTTGACCCGCCTCTCTACCGACTGCTGTATTTTGTGTTCCACTTGTATTTGCCTTTAAAGCACTTGCACCAACTGCTGTATTGTTATTAGCTGTCGTATTAGCACATAAAGCACTTAAACCTACTGCAACATTATTTGTACCTGTCGTAAGAGCATTTAAAGCAGTTCTTCCAACAGCTGTGTTGTTATTTCCTGTAGTAGCTGTCTCTAATGCTGAATGACCAAGTGCTGTGTTACAACCAGCTGTTGTGTTATTTGTAAGTGCTGAAGTTCCTACTGCTACGTTTTGTGTACCTGTAGTATTATCTAACATAGCAGTTGCTCCTATTGCTACGTTAAAATTTCCTGTTGTGTTAACTTTTAAAGATTCTGAACCTACTGCAACATTATCACTTGCCTCTTCTGATTCTCTTAACGATTGAAAACCAATTGCTACGTTTCTTGAACCTGTTGTTCCATCTCTCCTTGCATCTATTCCGACTGCAATATTGCAATTTCCTGTAGTTGTATTTTTACTAGCTTGATAACCCATTGCTACATTTGATGATCCTGTAGTATTAGCACATAAAGATCTATGTCCTACTGCTGTATTATTTTCTGCTGTAGTATTTTTAGATAAAGCCTCTACACCTACTGCTACAAGTTGACTACCTGTTGTATTAGTGCATAGAGCACACTTACCAACAGAAACATTATTTCCACCTGTTGTGTTAGCAAGTAAAGATTGAACACCTAATGATGTATTACTTCCACCTGTTGTGTTAGCCTCTAAAGCACATAAACCTACAGCTACATTTGGTTCTCCTGTTGTGTTAGAATTTAATGCATTAAATCCTACTGCAACATTAAAATCTCCCGAAGAATTAGAAGCCAATGTCCCATGTCCCACTGCAACATTACATTGTCCAGCACCGTTATTAACCATTGAATCATGTCCAACAGCTGTATTACAACCACCTGTATTATCTCTTAACGCTTGATTTCCTACAGCAGTGTTTTTATCGTTTGAAGTATGTGTGCATAAAGCATTATTTCCAATAGCAGTATTAAATCTTGCACCAGATGT